TTGATGCCATGAGTCTATTTAATAAATTGTTCCATACCAATAAAGCTTCACCCAAAAACACCCTATCCAGCACCATGTCATTTTTCTTCGGCAGTTCGATGGCTGGCCAAAATGTGACCGAACGCACCGCAATGCAGAATACTGCAGTTTATGCTTGTGTTCGAGTCTTGGCTGAAGGATTAGCTGAACTGCCACTCCATATTTATCAATATACCAGCGATGGTGGGAAAAAGCGGGCAACTAACCACCCGCTTTATTTTTTGCTTCATGATGCGCCAAATCCAGAAATGACCAGTTTTATCTTTCGCGAAACCATGATGAACCATTTATTACTGTGGGGTAATGCCTATGCACAAATCATTCGAAACGGTCAAGGCAAGATCACTGGGCTCTATCCTTTGATGCCAGATCGAATGGACGTTAACCGTGCTGCTAACGGTGAAATCTACTACACCTATACTCGCAACTATGATGATTACCAGGCAAAGAATAAATCGAAGCAAGTAATTCTCTTGTCCGATGAAGTCCTTCACATCGCAGGGTTAGGATTTGATGGTTTGATTGGTTACAGTCCTATTGCTATGGCTAAGAATGCTATTGGATTATCCATGGCTGCCGAACAATATGGGGCCACCTTTTTCAAAAATGATGCCACACCTGGTGGTGTTCTCGAGCATCCTAATGTAGTCAAAGATCCCGAACGGCTCCGGAAAAGTTGGCAATCACAATTTTCGGGATCTAATAATCACAGCATTGCTGTCTTGGAAGAAGGAATGACTTTTCATCAGCTTTCCATTCCACCCGACCAAGCGCAATTTCTTGATACTCGAAAATTCCAACTCGACGAAATCGCCAGAATTTTTCGTGTACCACCGCATATGGTTGGTGACCTAGATCGTTCGACATTCTCAAATATCGAGCAACAATCACTAGAATTTGTAAAGTACACCCTGAACCCTTGGTGCATTCGCTGGGAACAAGCTATGAATCAACAGCTTCTTTCCGCTGATGATCAACGAAAGTTTTTCGTCAAATTCAATGTTGATGGATTACTACGTGGCGATTACGAAAGCCGAATGAATGGCTATGCTATTGGGCGCCAAAATGGTTGGCTGTCTGCAAATGACATTCGAGAACTTGAAGATCTAAACCGCATCCCTACTAATGAAGGCGGTGACGAATACTTGGTAAATGGCAATATGCTGCCACTCAACCAAGCTGGTAACTTCTATAGTTCTCAACCATCTAAAGAAAGTGAGGAACCAAAAGAATGAAACGTTTCTGGAACTGGAGTGGCCCTCAGAATCAACGTGTATTAACTATTAACGGTACAATTGCTGAAGATAGCTGGGTTGATGATGAAGTCACTCCTCAATTATTTCAAGATGAATTAAGTCAAGGGAAAGGGCCGATCGATCTCTGGTTAAATTCTCCCGGTGGTGACTGTGTCGCTGCCAGTCGCATTTACACGATGCTAATGAATTATCCCGATAACGTGAACGTCAAAATTGATGGTATTGCTGCTTCGGCAGCATCAGTCATCGCCATGGCAGGCACAAAAGTTTCCATGGTCCCAACCGCGATGATCATGATCCATAATCCATTAACCATTGTTGGTGGACAAAAAGAAGATCTTGATCAAGCTGCACAAATGTTAGCTGAAACCAAAGAATCAATTATCAATGCCTATGAACTTAAAACAAACCTTCCTCGAGAAAAAATTTCATCCATGATGGATGATGAAACCTGGATGAATGTCAATAAAGCGATTGAGTTGGGGTTCGCTGACGATATGCTAGGTCAAAACAAAGATGTCACGGATTGTTACTCATATTCAGATAAACAATCTGAATTGGTTCTATTGAACAAGCTAAAACCACAAGCAAAATCTAATATCTCTGTAAAGTCGCTGCAAAAGCGGCTTTCTTTGTTATCACACTAATTTTTAGGAGGACTTATCAATGAGTAAAATTACTGAATTACAAGAAAAGCGTGCCCGTATTTGGAAACAAGCAAAGGATTTCCTAGATGCTAAGCAAAAGGAATCAGATGTACTCTCAGCCGAAGACAATGCCCGTTATGAAAAGATGGAGCAAGAAGTTGTCGACTTAGGTAAGGAAATCAATCGACGGCACAAGCAGGCAGAAATTGAAGTGGCACTGAACCAACCTACCTGTAAGGCCCTTACTAATTCCCCAACTGCTGATCAGCTACCAAAGAGACAGGATGCTTATGCAAAAGATTTCTGGCAAATGATGCGTGGACATGCCGTCGTGGATGCTCTTAAGGAAGGTGCGGACCCCGATGGTGGTTTCTTAGTGCCCGACGAATTTGAAAACCAACTTATCCAAAAGTTGCAAGAAGCAAACGTGCTGCGAACGATCAGTCATGTCATCCAAACCAATAGCGGCGAACACAAAATTACAGTGGTAGCCAGTGAAGGTACTGCAGCCTGGCTCGAAGAAGAAGCGGCCTACACAGAGTCCAACACTCAATTTAGTCAGGTGTCACTAGGCGCACATAAGTTGGGGACCCTGATCAAAGTATCAGAAGAATTACTAAACGATTCCGCATTTGATTTGATGTCTTATCTCTCCGATGAATTTGGACGCCGACTCGGTAATGCTGAAGAACAGGCCTTTTTAACCGGTACCGGTACTGGTCAACCTACTGGTATCCTAACCGACACTAATGGCGCTTCAGCCGGATCCACAGCTGCCAAGGCCGATGCGTTAACTTTTGATGATTTAATTGACCTTTTCTATTCCTTAAAGGCGCCATATCGTCAAAACGCTGTCTTTTTGATGAACGATGATACCGTGAAAGCCATCCGCAAAATGAAAGATAAGAACGACCAATACATTTGGCAACCTTCCGTTCAGGTAGGCCAACCAGACCGAATTCTTAACTGTCCGGTTTACACTAGTCCATTCATGCCGACATTGGCTGCTGCTAATAAGCCAGTTCTTTTCGGTGACTTTAACTACTACTGGATTGCAGATCGAGAAGGACGAACCTTCAAACGTCTGAATGAACTTTATGCCGTAACTGGTCAAGTTGGCTTCTTAGGCTCACAACGAGTTGACGGTAAAGTTATCCTACCAGAAGCAATTAAAACCTTGTCCATGGCTGCTAAATAGAAAGGATTGATGAAATGTGGCTGCTATTACTTTGGCCGAAGCAAAAGCCTACCTGAGGGTGGATAACACTGTTGAGGATGACCTAATTACGAAGTTAATTGGATCGGCAACAGCTACAGTCGAGAATGTACTTCGTCAACCACTATCCGCATTCGACCCCCTCCCCGATGATATTCATACCGCAATTCTTTATACCGTGGCTTACCTTTACGAATATCGGGAAACCGCCGATTTTGATGCCATGATCAAATTTCTCCGGGCCATCTTGTCTCCTTACCGGAAGGAGGAGTTTTAATGCAACAACAAAACAAACGTGTTAGTAAGATTGTTGATATTGGTGAATTAGACCGGCGCATAACGCTAATGAAGAAGAAATATGTCGGCGAAAATCCTAATACTGGAATGTCAATGTACAAGGATGTACGTCTGGGTGATGTGTGGGCAAAAGTTTCCGCCCTGCACGGACAAGAGTATTACACCGCTGTCACCGTAAAATTGGAAAAGCAATTATCATTCATCATTCGATATCGCGATGATATTGATGAAGAAACCAATATATGGTTTGAAGGACGTGGCTACAATATTGGCTTCATTGACGATGTTAAATACAACCACGAGTATATGGAGATCAAGGCCGAATATTCGAAAGGAGTTGATAATCCAAATGAAGACAACTAGTTTAACGGTAATCAATACGTGTTTCGGAGCTATTGGCGCTTTCCTTGGCTGGTTTTTAGGAGGACTCGATGGTTTCCTATATATTCTCCTGATTTTTATGGTCGTGGACTATATCACCGGAGTTCTTTGCGCCGTTAGTGAACATAAATTATCCAGTGAGATTGGATTTCGCGGGCTTACCCGCAAGGTTTTAATTCTATTATTGGTTGGCATTGCTCACTGTCTTGATGTGTATTTACTAAAAAATGGCTCCGCAATTCGCACAGCAACCATTTTCTTCTATATCTCTAACGAAGGTATTTCTCTATTAGAAAACACGAGTCGATTAGGATTACCTGTACCCGATAAATTAAAAAATGTTCTTCAACAACTTCATAATAAGGATGGTGACAAGTAATGATTCCAGGAATCGATATTTCTGAATGGCAAGGTCACGTTGATTTTAATGCAGTCAAAGCAAGCGGCGTAAAATTCGTCCTAATTAGAGCTGGCTACGGTCGTTCTGCTAGCCAAGTAGATCATTATTTTGCGGAACACTATGCACAAGCCAAAGCGGCAGGTTTGCAAGTTGGGGCCTACTGGTGCTCCTATGCAGTTTCACCTGCTGATGCAGCCAACGAAGCTCGGGCTTGCTTAACCGTCCTTGGTAATCGGCACTTTGATTATCCAATCTACTTTGATTTGGAAGAAAAGTGGCAATTTGCTAACGGACGCAACTTTTGTGATAGCTTAGTAAAAAGCTTCTGTAGCGTTTTGGAACAGAATGGTTGCTATGCGGGTTTATATATTTCTCGTTCACCACTGCAAAATTACATCTCTCCCACTGTTGCTCAGCGTTATGCAATCTGGATAGCCGAATATGGTCCACGTTGTAACTATGGTGGTAATTACGGAATCTGGCAACATTCCTCTACTGGTTCTGTTCCAGGTGTCAATGGCAACTGTGATCTAGATTATGCCTATATCGATTACGCAGCAGTTATTAACAAAAAACAGCCAGTTACCAGGAAGAACCCTGATCAGCTGGCTGCAGAAGTATTGAATGGGCAATGGGGTAATGGTGTCGATCGTCAAAAACGTTTAACTGCTGCGGGTTACGACTACTCAGTCGTGCAAGAAAAAGTTAATAAATTATTGAATCGTAAGTCAGTCGACCAAATTGCCCGTGAAGTTATCCGTGGTTCCTGGGGAAATGGTAATGAGCGAATTACCCGTTTGAAACAAGCTGGTTATGATCCAATTCAAATTCAAAAACGTGTCAATCAATTACTCTGATTTATGCCTGTGGACTCCGGTCTGCAGGCTTTTTGTTGTTTCTATGATAAAATGCTATTAGGTCGGACTTGATGGGTCGCTCCCATCATGAAAGACTTAGCAGTTAACGTGGCTACACACCCCTCAAATAATCTGAACTGTGGAGGTGAGAGTCATGTTATTTAGGAAAGGACTGGAGGAGCAGCAATTAATGCCGCCTTAGTTATCGTGGCAATCGGCCAGCTAGTCATTGACTGTGCTAAAGCCTACGCGATAATAAAAAAAGCTAACCATAACGGTTAGCTATCCTTCAGTCACCTGAACTGCGTTTGAGGGTAACGAGATGCCGCTCGTTGCTCTCTTTTCATTTACTAATGATATCTGATATATTTTGATTTTTCAACTTTTAGCTGGCAGTTTTCTGTCAGCTTTTTTCTTTTACCATGGTTTACTTTTCCGCTTGTTCTGGCTTATCAGTGGAGGTAATTAAACATGGTAAAAAAAGTACAACCAGTGACTCATCAACCACTAATAGCAACAAGTACGAATATTAGTTCAGAGCAATTATTGAACGATTTGCATTATCAACAAGCAAAACAGATCATCCAGACTCTACTTAATAAAGGCCTTATTTCGCCCACCGAATTTAAAGACATTGATTCCTTAAATAAACAATCATTTCCACCATTATTAGGGCCCGGAAACGTTGATACATCAAGCCTCCAGAGCTAACATACCACACTGACGAAAGGAGGGTTGTCATGTCAACCATTACTAAAATCCAAAGCTACCACCGTAATGTCAAGCAACTCCGTGTAGCAGCTTATTGTCGAGTTTCGACGGACAATATTGAACAGCTGGAGAGTCTTGAAAATCAACGTGCCCATTATCAAAAGTACATTAACAACCACCCTAATTGGGAGCTGGCTAAGATCTACTATGATGAAGGAATCTCAGGCACCAAGATGACCAAGCGGAACGCCTTAAAAGAATTACTAACTGATTGTCATAATCACCGGATTGACCTCGTGGTGACCAAATCAATTAGCCGTTTGTCACGAAATACAACTGATTGTTTGCAGATTGTCCGGGAATTACAGCAATTGAATATTCCAATTATCTTTGAGAAAGAGCATATCAATACTGGAGCAATGGCCAGTGAGTTATTTCTATCGATTCTTAGCAGTATTGCCCAGGATGAATCCCACTCAACTGCCGGAAATCTACGCTGGGCAATCAGGAAACGTTTTGCTAGTGGCAAATTCCATGTATCCTCAGCACCCTATGGATATTCAATTGAGGATGGCAACTTAGTTATCAACCATACTGAAGCAAAGACTGTACGACAAATCTTTCAACGATTTCTAAGTGGAACATCAGCCAGTCGGATTGCTAAAGGATTGAACCATAAACACGTAGCAACAAAGCGTGGTGGACAATGGCGAAGCAACACCGTGATTAACATTTTACGAAACAGTAATTACACCGGTGATATGCTCTGCCAGAAGACTTATAGTGATGATCAATATCACCGTCATTTTAACCAAGGTGAACTCACCCAATACTTAATTGAGGATCATCACCCTAGTTTAGTTAACCACGAAACTTTTAACAGAGTTCAAGTTCTGCTTAAAGAAGCGGTCCAAAAGTGCCATATTGAAACTGGCAGCCATAAGTACCAACACCACTACTTATTTTCTGGGAAAATCACTTGTGGCAATTGTGGCACTATTTTTAAGCGGCAAACACGTCCCAATAAAATTTGCTGGGCTTGTCAAAGACATCTAAGTTCCGCTAAGCAATGTCCTGTTAAAGCAGTAACTGAAGTAAGCCTAGAAGCAGCTTTCTGCAACATGATGAATAAACTCATTTACAGTAGGAAATTCTTATTACAGCCATTGTTAGCAAATTTACAAGTTCAAGCTAACAGTGATACCAACGGTCAGCTAAGTTCATTGGTCAATCAGGTTAAGGCAAATGACCGCAAAGCAGAAACGCTAACCGAATTGATGCAATCAGGATTGCTGGATAAAGCCATCTATGTAAATCAAACGGCTCAGCTCGAACAGGATACCTACCAATGCCGCGAAAAGATTAAACAGTTTAATAGCAACAATACTGATTCGGCAAATAATTTTGAAAACGTGCGAACCCTGCTTCATTGGTGTCAACAAGGTCAAAAACTGTCAGGCTTTAATAAAGCCCCATTTCAGGACTTCGTTCAACAAATTGTAGTGAACAGTCCAAAAGAGGCGGTTTTCAAACTGAAATGCGGGTTGAGATTAACTGAGAAGTTAACCAAAGCAGCTTGCCTTGATGAACACTTTTACCGTGGGGTAATCCGCCAACGTTTCAGCGAACCAATTCGGCAAGCAGAATACTTGTACAGCATTATCGAAAGTGAAGGTGATTTAATTGGGTAAAGTACGCATTATTCCCGCCCATCAGCAAAAAGGAAACAGTGTCCATCATCCACGTAGTCCACAATCTTTTGGAAAGCTTCGAGTGGCTGCATACTGCCGGGTTTCGACCGATTACGATGAGCAGGCCAGTTCTTACGAAACTCAAGTAGATCATTACAAAGAACTAATTCAAAAGGAGCCATCCTGGGAATTTGCAGGTATTTATGCCGATGATGGGATCTCCGGAACCAATACCAAAAAACGGGAACAATTCAATAAAATGATTGCAGCCTGTAAAGTCGGTAAGATTGACCTGATCGTTACCAAATCAATTAGCCGATTTGCCCGGAATACCATCGACTGTTTGAAATATATCCGTGACTTAAAAGCTATCAATGTTGCAATCTTCTTTGAAAAAGAAAATATCAACACCATGGATGCCAAAGGTGAAGTTTTGATTACCATCATGGCTTCCCTTGCTCAACAAGAAAGTGAGTCCTTATCGCAAAACGTCAAGATGGGGATTCAATATCGTTACCAACAAGGGAAAGTTTTCGTGAACCATAATCACTTTCTGGGTTATACCAAGGATGCTCAAGGTAACTTGGTGATTGAACCAGAAGAAGCAAAGGTCATTAAGCGTATCTTCTATAGCTACCTAAACGGAATGACGATGAAGCAAATAGCTGATTCTCTTAAAGCAGATGGTATTTTAACTGGTGGCAAAACAAAGAATTGGCGTTCTAGCAGCGTGGCCAAAATCCTGAAGAATGAAAAATATATGGGTGATGCTCTATTACAAAAGACTTACACTGTGGACTTTCTGAACAAAAAGCGCGTAAAGAACGAAGGAATCATGCCACAGTACTATGTGGAGAACGACCACCCAGCGATTATTCCTAAATCAGTGTTCATGCAAGTCCAGCAAATTATCAAACAGCGACGTAACGGAATCACGACTAAGAACGGCAAGCACCGGCGAATTAACGGAAAATACTGCTTTTCTCAAAAAGTATTCTGCGGTAAATGCGGTGATATCTTGCAACGGAACATGTGGTATCGACCGGAAAAAGTGGCAGTCTGGCGATGTGCAAGCCGCGTAAGACGCAATAAGACTGGCCGGCGATGCATGATTCGAAACGTCAAAGAACCATTGCTGAAGGAAACCACCGTTGAAGCATTCAACCAGCTCATTGAAGGGCATGAGCTGGTCAGTAAACAAATCAAAGCTAACATCATGAAAGTCATTAAAAACTCCAAAGGTCCAACACTTGATCAAATCGACCAACAGCTGGAAGAAGTGCAAATGAAGTTGATTCAAGCTGCCAACCAGCATCAAGACTGCGACGCGCTAACCCAGCAAATTATGGACCTTCGCAAACAAAAAGAAAAAGTACAGAGTCGGGAAACTAATCAACAAGCCAAACTACACAACCTTGATGAAATCAACAAATTAGTCGAATTGCACAAGTATGGCTTAGTTGACTTTGATGAACAATTGGTTCGTCGCTTGGTAGAAAAAATCACCATCTTCCAACGCTACATGGAATTCACGTTCAAAGATGGTGAAGTAATTAGAGTTAATATGTGAAAACTTGGGATATTCAGCACTCACTTATTTGAGTTGGGTGCTGTTTTTAGATTGTAGTTTTTTAATTTGGCAGATTGCAAGAAATAACAGCCCCGATGAAAAGAACTAATTTTAATTTTCAAGTACTGGGGTTCTTACTTCATAGCAGGCAGTCAAAATTCATTAAACCAGCGTCGCACCCAGTGAATTCTTAAAATGGTCAAGCGCCCACTCCTGACCATGCTTGGTAAAGGTGGCAACCCCCTTAACCGGAATCGTAATCTGGTAGTTCAAATTATAGGCGGCAATTGCGGTGTGCAGGACACAGATATCGGTGCAAACACCCGTAATCCACAAGTTATCAATTTTTCGTTCCCGCAGGTAGTTATCAAGATTAGTATTTTGAAATGATGAATAGCGGTTCTTATTAAACTGGTAAACCCGGTCAATGGCCTGATGTTGTTCAAACCAGTCATTAACCTTGCCGTATAGCTGTTGACCAGGCGTACCGACCACGTTATGTGGCGGGAAGAGTTTAGCTTCTGGACTAAACCGGTCCCCACAATGGGCATCAGTCGGGAAAATTACGTAGTCGCCATTTTGGTAAAAACGGTTGGCCAGCTGAACCAAATAATCTTCTAATTCCTGCGCTGGCTTGCCACAAGTAAGTGCACCATTGTCAGCGACAAAATCGTTTGTATAATCAATAATTAATAATGCTTTAGTCATTGCTAACTCCTTATTTTTGTGCCTCATCAACCAGCTTTTGTTGCAAGTCAGCTAACCGCTTGGTTAAATAAACCGGGAAGCGGTCCGGATTAAGCAACCGCTTAGTAGATGCCGGCAGCTGTGCTAATTCAGTCTGCGCAAAATGCTGGATGGCAAAAGTGTCGGTTTCAATTGGCGCCGCTTTTTCCAGTGTCAAAACTTGCTTAAGCAGTGGCTTAGCAATGAAGTCGGTTAGAATTACTTTATTCCGGGTGACGTGAACGTCAGCATTGATTGCCGCAATTTCGGTTCCAATCTGCTCGTCAGCCAGGGCAATTACATCGGCAACAGCGTGTTGGGGATCATGCTTATCGTAGAGCCGGTAAACCTGCTTATTCCCAGGGAGCGTAATCTTTTCGCGACTATTACTAATCTTGATCTTTGGCACCCATTTGCCATCATTTTCTAGTGCCGACATTTTATAAACACCGCTTAATACTGGACTTGATGAACTGGTAATTAGCCGCTCACCGATCCCAAAGTTATCCAGTGGTGCCCCTTCATCAAGCAATGACTTAACAATGTGGGCATCAAGGGCGTTTGAAGCAGTAATCTTAGCGTTGGTAAAACCAGCTTCGTCCATCATCTTCCGGGCCTTGGTTGCCAACTGGGCAATATCACCAGAATCGATGCGGATACCAACCGGTTCGTGGCCAGCTGCCCGCAATTCCTTAAAGACTTTAATTGCGTTCGGTACTCCAGAGTTAACCACATCGTAGGTATCAACTAACAGGGCAGCATTGTCAGGGTAAATTTTGGCCCAGGCACGAAAGGCCGTTAATTCATCAGGAAAGCTTTCAATCCAGGCGTGGGCCATCGTCCCCACCGCCGGAAGGTTAAACAGCTTGGCAGCTAGCACATTGGAGGTACTACTGCACCCACCAATAATGGCAGCCCGCGCACCATATATTGCGGCATCAGGCCCCTGCGCCCGTCGTGCACCAAATTCCATTACTGGGCGTCCGCCAGTAACGCTGGTGATCTGCCATGCCTTCGTTGCAATCAATGATTGGTGGTTAATGATGTTTAAGATCAGGGTTTCAAGAAGTTGGACATCAATTAGTGGGCCACTAATACTAAGGATTGGTTCCTGTGGGAAGACTGGCGTGCCTTCTGGGATTGCCTGAATTGAGCAGCGGTTGTGAGCTGCCGTCAGGTAAAAGAGAAAGTCGTCACTAAAGTGGTTAAGGGACCGCAGATAAGCAATGTCATCAGTTGAAAAGTGCCAGTTCTTAACTTCATCAATTACTTGCATCAATCCAGCACTAATCACAAAACTGCCATCATCGGGCGCCTTACGGTAAAAGACGTCGAAGCGCGCCTGCTTATCGTGGGGAAGTGTTTGATAATAACCGTTGGCCATTGAAAACTCATACATGTCGGTTAATAATTCATGCTTCATTATTAAATAACTCCTAACAAATTTAGGTAAAAAATACTTTAACTACCGCAAAAAATAAAAGTATATTGAACTTTTATTATCACTGATTGTAGCACTTTTATTTTTAGACACAAGGTAGTACCAGTTTAAATAACTTTGGTGGCCGGCCTGACCGCTTTGTTGCGGCGGTACCAACTTCCTTAAACAGTTTTTGGTGGGTCTTTTTAAAATTAGAATTATCAATTTGATCGACCGTTGTTTGGCGGAAAGTAGCATAAACTTCGCGGGCTTGCCGAAGGGTAAAAGTCGGTCCTAAGATCTGTAAAATGGTTGGCTGGTAGTCCAGTTTATTTTTAATTCGTACAATGGCCGTATTAATAATTTGGTGGTGGTCAAATGCTAGCGTCGACCCTGTAGCCAAACTCAAAACTAAATCACCATTTTGCAAGATAAACTTCCCGTGGTCAAAGTTAAGACTAAACCACACGACTTCGGTTGCTCCGTACCCGGCCCTCAGTTGCGGCATTGTCGGTAAGAAAGTCATGTAGGCAATCGCCAAGGCCCGCTCACCGCTTACCCGGTCGGGATCGGTGAAGGTTGCCAACTGTTCGGTAGCACTGTTTGATAGACGAACACCAATTTTATCCTTAATCAGGCGGATACAGGCAGCGTCAGCACTTTCATCCCGCCGCAATAGGGTTTCTGGTAAAGCCCAGTGGCCCTCAAATGGCGGATAAGCCCGTTTGACCAGCAGGACTTGTGGTAAATGGGTCAGGGAATTAAAACTCCAAATAATATTTGCAATCGTAATTAGCGGACGCGCAACAACTTTGTCAGCCATCTCTTTCACCTCACAAAATATTATAGCGCCATCAAGAATCACAATAATAAAAAAAGCCAAGGTGGCTTAGTCTAGTTCTCCAAATTCTCTTCATCCTTACCCATTGACAAAGAGCCCAAATTTTCGATATTTTAACTGAATTAGCATAAATTCAATATTATTTTCGTTAACTCAATCCTTAGTACCAAACTGACCGATTCATACATACCACAAACGCTACCATATCAAGGCTCACCTCTACTTCCACTATCCTAATTAACACGACCTGCCAAAATGGAAATTCGTACACACCACTATCAAAATAGGACATTGAACACTCGACCCGCCAGCTCTAAATAGAAAAAGTGTACTAATCCCGCTCGTCAAAATCAGAATTAGTACACTTTCAATCAGCTATAAATGCCGTCATACCGGCGTTTATCGGCTATTTTTCTGTACGTTCCAGGACAGTAACGCTCTCCACATGCCACGAGATCAGTTGGTCAATTACACATTCTTAATTAACCGCTACTCTACAAAATTATCTTTGCTTAATCAAAAATATTGTGTTTATTAACTCGCTTTCATAATTCCAAATCTTCCCTTACTTTTGAGACGAATAGTAAGTCTCAAGTTATTACCGGTTTGCGGGAACACATAAGTTATAAAAAAGTGATTCAAGATGTTTGTGGAAAAAGCTAATCATTAAAAAACGTTACCAGACTTAATGCTGATCCAATATCCAGGTCAAATGTTTCAGAGTGTGTTGTGCCATCAAAATCCTTTAAATCAATTTTTAGCTTAAATGCTGTAGTAGATAGATTAATTTTATCAACGCTATGTCCCTCTACTATTAAACTCTTAATTTTATATGGTAGATTTCTATTTCTCGTGTTATTTTCACTAACTGCAATAGTAGCCTTATATGATTGACCTGGAGCAATCAATTGATGGTGCATTGCTGAAAATGGATTATTCTTCAATGGTATATATTCACCAGATAAAGACGGGTTCGCTTCAACACTAGTAATATATGTCCCAGTTCCACCAAAATTCTTTATTACTAAATTCCAAAACAAAGATTTCTTTATTTGCTGACTCTGTATGTAGGCAATGACATAGGGCTTCCTTGCCTCTTCAAATAATTCTTTAGTTTGTTCCCTATTTTGGTGCGTTTGAAATAGAGCAAATCCAGATATAACAAGAGCAATAACGCTTGCTATAGCACTAACAATAGCTGGCCAAGCCATACTACTTATACCT